TTGTTAATGCACAAGCCATATTTCTTATAGTTTAAAAAAAAGGCAGGCAAGAACCTGCCCTTTATTGTTAAAAATAGTTTTTATGAGTAAAGAACAATATCTCCACCGATACCATACTGTACACCTGCTGTAAATCTCATTACAACTCTTACATTTTGTGAACCATCTAAATCAGCCATATCTAGAAGTTTAACTTCTTGGTGGTCAGATAATAGTCCAGTACCAAAGTAAAGGTTTGATTTTTGAGCAGCTATAGCGTTGTCATCGCCAAGACCATTTGCTAAGAATCCCTTGATTCCTTCAAATGTTAATGCCTCGTTGTTGTACCATAGTGATCCTTGATTGTCGATACCATTTCCAAATGCAGCTACATTTTCTGTACCAGCTACATTTTTAAGAGGAAGGTTGCCACCTAATGCTCTAACGTATGCTTGGAAGATGTTTTGTGAAACGTAAATGTGTAAATCTTCTTTTCCATAAAGAGCAGAAGGAATAGCATCTACAATTTTACCCATCTCAGTAATTACGTTAGCAGAAGTTACAGTAGTTCCAGTAACATCATTAACATCTGAATCAGCAGTTGCTAAAGTTACTAAACCATCAAACTCCCCAGCATTACCAGTTGCACCAGCCCATATATTTTGTTCTGTTTTTTCAGCTACTAAACCAGCTACGTGAGCGATTAAGAAATCTGAGAAAGCAGGAGGAAGGTTGTCAAATGCAGAATATCCCATTTGTACAGCTTCCCAATCAGAGTGGAAATCCTTTTTACAAAGCTCTAAGTTTACTTGAAACTCTTCAGGTTGAAGAATTCTTTCTGTTAGAGTAATTGCAGCGGTATCAGTAAAGTCGCAAGTAGAATCTTTGATAACATTTGAATCTGTTGCCACTTTTTTGATAACCTCTTTGTACTTTACATTAGGTTTGATCTCAATCGCACCTTCTGCAAGAGTCTTGCTTTCCAAAAGAGCAGCCGAAATATATTTCCCTGCAAACTCTCCTGCGTAAGTAGTAGTAATTGAAGTAGTAGTTGCCATTTCTATTTAATTAAATTATGAATTTGCTATTCTTTGTAATACACGATCTCTTGTACTTAATGCTCTCTTCTGAGCGTACAATACTTTCGCTTTTTGTTCTCCTTCAGGTGAGTGAGTAATCGGTTCTGATGCAGGTTTAGATAATTCTTCTTTTAACTGCTCAGCCAATTCTTGCTCTTCTGAAACTTCTTTGACTTCCGACATTTTGTCTTTCATCATTTCTCGAATCTCTTCGACCATTGATCGGATCTCTGATAATTCTTCTTTAGTAGCGTAGATTTCCTCCTCTTTAAGATCTTCCGATTCTTCAACTGATTCTTCAGCCTCTTCCTCTTCTGAGTCTTCCATTCGGATCTCTGCGATTACCCCCTCTTGTTCAACCTTGAGAATTCTTCCATCCTCTAAAGTATATTCTCCAACGGGTAATGCTACTTTTTCATCTTCGGTAACGATAAAAACCTCGTTATCCGCTTCGAATGCCTCTGCTTCTAAAACAGTACCATTCTCTAATTTCATTTGAGCAAGAGCCACTTCTTGAACCTCCTGTACCGGAGTTTCTTCTGATAACTCAATGCCCAAAACATTTTTGATCTCTTTAAGCATTTCTGATGGTTTCATATTTATATAACGATTAACAATTAAAAATTCGCATTTAAGGATTAAAAAAATTATGCTTTACGATAAATCGAGCCTATCCCCTGAGCCCATAATGATCCATCGCAACACTTTCTTGAATAAGTATTTGTGTCCTTACAATAACACGCTCTCGCACTCCCCTTCGGGCTTGTCCAACTTGGAATCTTATTATCTTTCATTTTATCTGTCGATTGGTACACAATTAGGAACTAACTTTCCATCCTTTTCTTTCATCCCGATCATCTCGTACCCATCTTGACAAGGTGCTTTAAGATCGATCAAATCCAATTCTTTCAATTTAGATTCCGCCCATCTCTTTCCTGCTAATCCTCCCCAAAGTAAATAACTGATCGTGCCACACGCTTCCGTGTTTCCTTCATCATAATATTCTTCCGCTCTACTTAGGTACGAATACATTCTCTTTATTGTTTCTACTGAGATATTCTTCTTCTGTGCTAATTGTTGGGCTCGAATCTTTCCTACATCCGTAGCACATTTATTATTTACCTTCTCATTTAATTCAATACCTCTCTTCGCATTATTCGCTACCGCATCCGGATAATCATTGTAAGATTCTAAGATTGTCTTTTTTCCATTCTTATATCTTTTATCTCCTTTGATAATCGCACGAACTGATCCTAATAATTCCTCCGCTTCTAATTCTTCGAAAAATTGATCCTCAATTACCTCTTTTGGTCTTTCTGCTTTATCAACAAAATATCCTTCGATGCTAAATCCCTTAACTTTCCCTGTCTTGACAAAATCATTCCACACCTCATCGTTATTCACCTTTACTGCACCCATCCAAGTTCCGATCGGCAAATCCATACCATACAAAGCACTCTTATCTTTTTCCTTATCCTCAATGATCCAAGACTCAACCAAAGTCAATCCGTTGATTTTATACTGATGCTCTAAAGTCGAATTGTTTTGATTTCCTTTCATCAAATACAACTCCGATGCTCTTCTAATGGTATCTCTTGAGAAATAAATGTAATATTCCTCTTCTCCATTTCTTCGATAAATAGGTTTATTCGGAACTAATAACGCACCCAATAAGATCCTCTTTTCTTTATCTACTTCCGCAAGTTTAACTTCTTGGTTTTTAAGAGCAACAAAATCCTCTTCTATTGCAGGACTTTCCACAACCGAAATAGCTTCGATTCCATTGAATTCCTGATCTTCATCTAAAATAAGTTCAACTATTTTCATATCTATATAACGATTCTTAGTCCGTATTTTGTATTTAAATTCCCGCTTCTTTGACAATATTCCGATCTAATGCCTGAGCCGTACTTACATCTCCCGAAACTACATAAGCACGAACCGGTTTATTTGCTTGACCTTGAATAGTCTGAGCAATTTGACTAATTCCACTTGTTCCCACCGAATTAATTTGAGGCGGAGTCGCAGAAACCGCAGCAGTTCTCGGTCTGCCTCCTCCCGCAAAACTTGGTTGAGTAGGTAACTGAGTTGAGGTAATTGTTTTAACATTCGCCAAACCTGCAGCAATAATTCCCGCAGCAGCAATAGGTCCGAATATACCACCCTGAGCAAGTGCCTTCGAAGCACCCGCATAAGTATCAATAATAGCCTGAGTAACTGCAATCGCTTTTCCGAATCCTGATCCTTCACCAACCAATCTTGCAACCCCTCCTAAAGCACCGCTAATAATTCCAAGTTTAGCCTCTTGAGTTAATTCTGCCTCCTTAACTTCTTGCTTATTCTGTTTCGCTAATATTTTTAATCTCTCTTCTCCCGCATCTGCAACAATCTTATTCTCGGTATCTAATTGAACCTTTAAGATTTTCGGAGCCTCTAACGCCTCAACCTTTCTTTCCGCAGCGAATTGTCTTTGAAGAGCATTTCTCCTTGTCGCAAGAGTCCTCTGTTGTCTTAACGATTGAGTTTCTAATTCTGAAACCGCAGCCTGTAATCTTGCGTTCTCTTCTATTTCTTGTCTTGTACTTTCTCCTAAATCCAATTGATCTTGGCTAATCTGCGCTCTTCTTCTTGCGATTCTTAGCTGATCTTCTAATATCGCATTTTCTAATTCAGCAGCCTTATCAAGAGCCTCGATTCTTTCTAAGATCGATAATGTTTCATCTTCCGCAATTAATCTTGCCTCAGCGATACCCTTTCTTCTTTCTGCATTGATAGCAATTAAACTTATCTCTTCATCCTTGAGATTATTTAAAGCATCCCTTAATTCATAAGCCGCTTTTGTTTCTCGAACAATTTCATCTGTAACTCCTGTAAACGCATCTTTTACCCCATCAATAGCACCCTTGAAATCACCTTTAAAGAATTTAATCAATGATTCTCCAATAAGACTAATTCGGTCGGTAATAACCGCAAAAGCAGCACCGATACCATCCATCGCCTTACTTACTAAATCCGCTCCTCTTTGAGTATTAGTAAAATAAGTAACAAGAGTTCCCAAAGCGACAACCAAAGCACCAATACCTGTCGAGATAATAGCACCTCTCAAAGTCTTGAATCCTTTTACCGCTCCTCCGATTCCCTTTGTTAATCCTCTGAATTTAGTTACCGCACCACCCGTGAGATTGTCAATCGCACTCTCAGCCTTCTTGGTTTGAATATCTACTTCGAATTCTATTTTCTTTGCCATTTCCCCTCTTTTATAGCTTGATTAAACCCTCCTCGAAAAGTGTCAGGTAATAAATATTTTCCTTGAGCAATCCGGATCAATTCCGTTTCTCCATTTGTTACTTTTAATAATTCTAAAATGCTCTGTATCATACGATATTCAATAGTTCCAAAGAACTCTCTCCTGTTTGTAGATTAGTATTGATCGAATTGATTATGTATTGTTTTGTATTAATTGTTAATGTATCAGCTAATGAATAACTAATTAAAAAACCGACAGGCAAATAAGCCTTAACCTTTGTTAATCTTCTTTTGGTATTAAATACATCTGAGATATAATCCTCGTAGTAGTTTGCAAATAAAGAACCTGTTAAAGTAGTAGTAGGTAAGAACTCGTTTAGCTCTACCGAAAAGTGATTACTATCGGTAGATGTTCCTGTAACAGAATTTAACGGAACGCAATAAGTAGTAATTTGACTATGTCCTCCCGAAGTAATCGTTTCTAAAAATCCTATTCCTTGACCTGTATATCTCTGCCAATAAAATAATAATGGCTGACCGAAATAAGCATCTGAGTTATCATCAAGAAAGTTTCCTACTTGTAAATTAGATAATGTAGCTCCTGTACCTTGATTAACTAACTTCTCAAATTGAAGATGCTCAAATGGAACTTGTATCGTGTAAGATTCTCCTCCTAAGCTATTATCGATCTTATATTCTTCTGTACCCCATCCGATTCCTTGTCTTTGCTCATATAATTTAGCAACAATAGTCTCCCTTCCCTCATATTCGAATTTTAACTCCTTATAAGGTAATGCCACATCAACCGAACTTTCTGATTGATCTACATATTCTGTTATATCTCTTTCGACTCCTGTTGCGTAAAAATCATCTAAAGGCTGAACCTTTATTTTTCCATCTGCTTGAACATAAGCAGTTAAATTAAACATCTTAAATAGTCCCGAAAGGAAATCAATAACCTTCATCTCAGGTATTTGTTCTGAAGCTCTAAATTGAAATGTAGAAGCGAGCGTCTGTGTACTACCTGCAAAGCTTCCTGTTTCAAATAAGAATACATCATCTATAGTCCAAGTGATAGAGAATTGTTCTGTTGCAGTACCTTCGATATAAACATCATAACCTGTACTTGAGTTAGTTAAAGTACCTGTCATTGTCAAAGAAGAACCTGAAGAACTATCAACCGCATAAACAACCCCATCTTTTTTAATCGTAATCGTATAAGGATTACTACCACTTATTCTTGTTACTGCTAAAGAATAACTTACTGTCTGAGAACCTGTAAGATTAAAAACTTTCAAATAATCATCAACCATTACTACACGAGTGAATGTAGTAGTGTCATTTGAAAATCCTGTATATCTTTCAGTCGCCTTTGCTATATCTATATTATCAAATACAAACCCTTTATTCCTGTGTAACCACATATAGAGTTTATAGTATTGGTCAATAGAAGTATCTTTTAAGAATGAATCACTTGTGAATTCAATATCATCATAACTCTCTTCGATCGCCTTTACAATCAAATATGCTCTAATTCCATATTTTAATTCCTGCCAATATAATCCGTGCAGGTGTCCACTCGCTTGGTAGTATAGGTTACCTCCTAATGGGTTAGGATATTCTTCTGTGTGGTTTACATCATCAAAATACAATCTTGTTTTACAGCCTATTAATGGCATAACAAATGCATCTGTGTAGGTAGTTCCTCCAACAGTTAAATCTATTCCGTTAGCTTGTAAATCACTCTTAACTTGAGCAGCATTATATGTTCTTGAAAATCCACTCAACCAAGA